TGAAAAAGCAAAAGAGATGATGAATAAAGTTGTAAGATTTCATCAACCTCAATATGATGTTGATACAATTAGATCAATGATTAAAAAATATAATCGTGCAGGTGGCGAGTTGTATGAAGACCATTGTTTTTATATTCAAAACCCAATTACAAAAGTTGATGATGAGGGCAGAGAATATACTGACAATCAAGAAATCAATGTTAGATTTGATATGGGTAGGAAATTTGCGAGAGCATATTATCGAGATGAAATGAAAGCAAAGGGACTAAACCCAGATTATAATTTATCTATTGATAATGATTACTCAAAAAGAAATCCAAAATATTATGCTGATGAAACTGCAGTAAATACTTTTTTGGGTTATCATCATTCAAGAAATGATTGTACTGGAGTAGAATATCCTAAAGATAAATGGGAAAATGATTTTAAACTTTGGGTTATTGGTTCTAGTTATTGTCATTCAAGACAATTCAAAGTTGATGACAAGGCTATGGAGTTCTTTAAAATGTACAATCAAAGTGCAGACAATGTAATTAAAGAACACGAACAAATGTATAGTTATGTCGAGGGCAAGATGAAAACTTTAAGACTAGGTTTAAAATCTTACAGGCATTTTGACCAAGCAAAATCACTTGCAGATAAAGTCGGAGTTGTTTTAAATGAAACAATGATGAACGAAAGTTCTAGTTTGGCTCTATCAATTTATAGTCCAGATAATTTGGCTAGTCTTTTGGAAGATAAAAAAGTTCTTACAAGAGATGAAAAGATCGCTATTGCAAGACAACAAATGCAACAAAATAGTTTAAATTAACTATTGACAATTATGGGACTATCCTATAGGGTAGTCCCCAGAAAGAGAGAAATAAATATGACTAAAACATTTTACATAACTTACTGGGCTTCTAAACATAAGAAGCACATAACAAGACAAGGCAAGCATGATGACAAAAGCAGATATGGTGTTGCGAAAAATGGAACACCTTATTATGTTTATTATGACCTAGACGCACATGGTTATAGAACAGCAACAACAAGTTGGAAAGTGAGGCATTAATGAGCGACTACCAATGGTGTCATGGTCCGAAATGCCATAAACATAAAACACAGGATAGAATAAGAGGTGTCAAAGGTTCAAAGGTTTTGAGGACCAAAAAGATTTCAATAAATCAATATGGTTATCCAAAAGGTGTTTGGACTCATTTTTGTAGTAATGGTTGTTGGAATGATTTTATGCATGAACATTGGGAAGAGTTCATTAGACTACACCCAAGAACCGAGGCTCTGGAAACACCGATTGAGGTAACGAAAGAAACATACTCAAATCATTGGGGCACACATGTCAGAACAAACATTGAGGCTATTGACAATGCTTGACTTATCCTATATGTTCATGGACATGACGAAAGATATAAACACAAAAGCATCTGAGTTTAAAATCATTGAAGACTCAAAAGATGAGCCAGATTTAAAATCGGCTCAAGAGTTTGTAGGTGGTTACGTTGAGGGAATTACTTTTCCTAATGGTGACTATCTTATAATCAATGAAGAGGGTAAGTTAATGGGCTTACCTTTAAACCCAGAGGCAACGGCATTATGGAGAGCAACGTTTGACAACGATAACTATGTTACAGGTCGTAAAGACTTTGTTGTTGGACCTGCGATCCTAATAAAAAAAGCTGCACTAAAACGTTGGGCAGCGTAACTCTCTACCCCTGGCCCTAACGGGCCAGGGGTCCCGAACCAAATCCAAAAATCCAAACTTTTTTAGACCCTATCCCCCCTTTTTGCAAAAAGGGGTCCCACTACTCTAGGTTGTATTGCTTAATTTACACATTCGTGTATACTGAAAACATATTGGTACCATGGACTTGAATAAGGTAAATATCGAAAAATTACCTGCAGATGTTCGTAAGATCTTCAAGCAGATGCAACTTCTGCTTGCTGAAAAAAAGATACAGAATAAAGCAAAGAATGATTTCTTGTCTTTTGTCAAATGTGTATGGCCCGACTTTGTAGAGGGGTCCCACCACAGACACATCGCAGATAAATTTAATAAATTGGCGTCGGGTGAAATAAACCGGTTAATCATTAATATGCCTCCTAGGCATACAAAATCTGAATTTGCATCATACTTGCTACCAGCATGGATGGTGGGCCGTGATCCAAAGCTCAAGATCATACAGGCAACGCACACGGCAGAACTCGCAATAAGATTCGGACGTAAAGCAAAGAACCTAATTGATCGAGAAGATTACGCAAAAATTTTTAAAACAACTTTACAAGAAGATTCTAAGGCAGCTGGACGTTGGGAAACATCACAAGGTGGTGAATACTTCGCAGCTGGTGTAGGTGGTGCGATCACAGGACGTGGTGCAGATTTATTAATCATTGACGATCCACATTCTGAACAAGATGCATTGTCCCCTACAGCATTAGAGTCAGCCTACGAATGGTATACATCAGGACCACGTCAGCGTTTACAACCAGGAGGTAAAATTGTTTTAGTTATGACTCGTTGGTCTACAAAAGATCTGACAGGTATGTTGGTTAAGAATCAGAAAGAACCAAAGGCTGATCAATGGCACGTGGTCGAGTTTCCAGCGATCATGGACCACGGATCAAAAAAAGCTACACCTGTATGGCCAGAGTATTGGAAACTAGACGAACTAGAAAAGGTACAAGCAACACTGCCCACGGGCAAATGGAATGCGCAGTGGATGCAAAACCCAACAGCAGAAGAGGGTGCAATATTAAAACGTGAGTGGTGGATGAAATATACTGACGAAGAGATACCACAACTACAACATGTCATACAGTCTTACGATACCGCATTTTTAAAAAAAGAGACAGCTGACTATAGTGCAATAACAACATGGGGTATATTTTATCCGTCAGAGGACAGCCCGGCCTGTCTGATATTACTAGATGCGATCAAAGGCAGGTACGAGTTTCCAGAACTAAGGAGATTGGCTCTCGAACAATACGACTATTGGAAACCTGAAACAGTAATTGTTGAGGCCAAAGCATCAGGATTGCCACTAACATACGAGCTTAGACAGATGGATATACCAGTGGTAAACTTTAGTCCAAGCAAAGGAAACGATAAGCATGCCCGTGTAAATGCTGTTGCACCTCTGTTTGAATCTGGTATGATATATGCACCTGAGCAGAAATTTGCAGACGACGTCATCGAAGAGTGCGCTGCGTTTCCTTATGGTGATCATGACGACCTTGTGGACTCAACCACACAAGCAATCATGCGATTCAGACAGGGCGGTCTGATCGGTCACCCTGAAGATTATATCGACGAAAAAGTCGAGCAACGTAAAAGGAATTATTATTGATATGGGTATAATTACAAAAGGTATGGGCGCTATCATGAAATCTAAGATGAGAAAAGCTTTCGTTACTAAGCCAACTTTTCCAGGTCCAAACGTTATAAATATTTTAAACAGAGAGATAAAGAAAAAAATAAAAGAGCGAGGTACAAGCACCGGTGGATATAGAAAATCAGATATCGTCGAGGGTCCTCTTAAAATGCGTAAGGACATGAGAACAGGTGCACAAAAACCTGGCAAGAGCGCTATCGAGATAGATGCAAGAATTAAAAGATCAACTTTAAGAGATTATTACAAAGGCGCGAAGATGCCAAAAGAATATAAAAAGGTAAAATAATGAAGGCAATTTTACAATGGGTATTACGAACAATGATGAAGGATCAAACCGGAGTCATGCGAACCCTACCTAAAAAAGATTTAGTTGATTTTAATGTAGCCATGACTGCAGAAAGATTGATGCGAAATGGTATTGATCCAAACTCACTAAAAAATGCTAACCAAGTAGAGAATGCCATCAATCAGATAGAAGCACCGAGAAACGTGCAACAAGGAATTAAATCTACAAAATCAGCAAAAATATTTGACCTAGAGGGTAAAGAGATTGATCCTAAAAAAGGTATCATGGGTGGCAAACAGATACCAGACGATGACCTACCACCACCAGGTAGTCGTGGTGGTCCCGATGATATTGCAGCTCCTGTTATGGATGTAGAGGACATGGGAGAAGGTTTTATAGAGTTTGTAAGAAAAACAGATCCAGAAGCTGCAGCTAAATTACAAAAAGAAGAAGACAGAATTAAAGCCGCGATAGAGGCAGCAAATAAAAGAGCTGCAAAAAATTTAAAAAATAAAAAAAAGAAAAAAGATAAAGATCCAGAGGACATGGCACAAGGTGGACGAGCTGGGTTTAAAGAGGGATCTAAGATGACTAGAAGAAGTTTTTTAAAAATTTTAGGTGGCCTTGCAGCTGTGCCTATCGTTGGTAAATTTTTTAAATTAGCTAAGGTAGGTAAGACCATGAAAGAAGTGCCTATGATCAAAACTGATAATGTGCCTGGTAAACCAGAATGGTTTGATGCACTGGTTAATAAAGTCATTACAGAGGGTGATGATGTTACTAAAAAATTTGCAACAGGTGAAAGACAATCTATTCACCAGAAAACACTCGACGATGGTTCCGTGGTTCGAGTTACAGAAGACGTGGACGATGGTGCTGTAAGAGTTGAGTATGAGAGTGTAGACAATATGTATGAAGATCCAGTTCAATTACAATATAAAAAACCATTACCTGATGAAGGTGACCCGAATCCATCAGCAGAGTTTACTACAGCAGAGTCAGGTCCAGTTGGAAGAGCATTTGGTCCAGATGATTATGAAATAGAAATAGATGAAATTGGTGGCACAAGTATTAGTGATTTAACATCTGATGTTTCTAAATTAAAACAATACGCTACAGGTAAAAAACCTACACTAAAAGAAATTGTACAAACTAAAAAAAGAAAAGACAGAGCTAAAGCTATATCAGAGGGTGGAGAAAATGAAATGGATGAAGTTATCAGAAGACAAGGTGATTACGTTCAATTTGATGATATATATCCAGAACAAGACTTTGCATCAGGCGGTATCGCTAGAATGTTAGGAGAATAATGACTCCAAAAGAATACAAACAGATGATGGACTACCTAACTCGATCAGGTGTTAGTAAACAAGTCAAGTTTGCATCGGATGTTGCAAGACCGGATCCAAAACCAGAAGTCAAAGAGATAGAAGCATTCAATGAGTTCAACAAACGTAATCCACGAGCTGATGGTGGACGGATTGGTTTTTCCAATGGTTCAGATAGAGTTGCTTATAAAAAAATAAATAAATTAACAGATGCTAATAGAGCTAATTTTAAATACCCACCAGACCACAAATATAAAGTACAAATACCTACAAGAAAAGATCTTGGTCCAGGAAGTTTAAAAACAATTAGTGCTAAGACTAAAAAAGAATTACAAGATAAAATAAAAAAATCCCCAACTACAGTTTTGGATGTTTCAAAAGGTTTAGTTAAAACTAAATTACCTGAAGGCGCTGTTAGTTTTGATAAAAGTAGATATAAAATGCCAACGGGTGAATATGTAGGAAAAGGAAGAAACAGAAGTCAAATTTTTTCTTTACACTCTAAATCAAATCCAAACGCAGCTGTAAGATATTTTACTTCACCAGGAAGAAGATTATTCAATAGTATTGAGGAAGCAAAAGCAGGAAAAGCAAAAGTTTCTAAAGACATGAGTAGAGCTGTTAAAACAAAAACAGAGAGAGTAGCTAAAAACATAGTTAAGAATACTTACGAGATACCAGTAACAGGTGAAACTTATGAAAAATTTAAACCTTTTATTGGAGAAGAAAAAATTACGATTGAAGGTGAAGGTGCAGATACATTAGAAGAAGCACAAAAATTTATTGATGATTACAGAATAAAAAATCCGGTTATACAATCAGGAACAAAAGAACTTAATGAAAAATTAAAAACTTTATTTGATGATCCTAGAATTAAAAAAATTTTAAGAACAGGTAGACCTTCTAAAAAAGATTTAGATATCGTAAAAGATATTCTTGGTGGCACGGATAGACAAGCACAAGAAAAATTAGCTCAATTAGCAGATGCTGTTGATCCAAAAGGACAAAGAACTATTGATGGTATTCCAAAAATAGATGGTAAAAAAGCAAAAAACATTTTTAATTTTCATAAGACAAAAGATATTGCAAAAGAATTAGAGGATATAGCAATTGGAAAATCTGTCGGAGAAAATCCTTTAAGCACTTTTAGAGGTAGTATTCAATCTTCAATTCCAATGGAAGGGGGTCTTAAAGGGTATAGTGTGGACGAGGCTAAAGCCAGAGCTAGTTCTGTCAGATTAAATAGTAAACCGTATTCTATTTTTGGACAGGTTATAGCAGGAGATATCAACCAAGGACCCAAACAAACCTTTGATGCAAATCTATCTATATTTGAGGAGCAAGTAAAAAATGCAATTAAAAATAATCAAGATCCAATACAGGCAATAAGAAAATATAACAAAAGAGCTGCAGAGGCTGAAGCTGAGGCTAATTTATATAAATCTAGAAATACAAAGAAAGTTTATTTTCCAAGAATAACCACTGACTCACCAGATAAAGCAATTAAAAATAAATCTGCTTATACTAAATATAAAAAATTTTTTGATAAAAATTACGCACAACAAGGATATTCTTTTGTCATACCAAAAGATTTACAACCACTACCAAGTCTGGCTATAGATCTAAAAGATAAAAACAGTTCTACATATAAAAATATGATCAAACAGATTAAAGATGTTGGTAGAAAATTTATTAAAAATATAGACCAGTTTGATGAAAAAGAATTATTTCAAAAATTACGAAACAATCCTAACTTTAATACGATTAGAAGATTGATGCCAAGACTGGCTTCTTTAGAAGATGACTTTACAGGACCTGGAGGTTTTCCATTAATCGCGGGTCTTGATTCTAGTATAGGTGTTAGACCTGTGGAGGAGGAAAAAAATTTTATACAAAGAAATCCTTTTACAACAGCTGCAGGAACAGCAGCGGCTGCAGCTACAACCAAAACAGGTAGAAATATTTTAAAAAGATTAGCGACAGGTGCTTTTACTCCAACTGGAGTTGCTTTACAAACCGCAGGACTTGGTGGATTGGATTTAACGACACCAATAGGTAGATTAAGTTTAGGAGCAGAAGCAGCTTTTGCACCTGAACTTGTTAAGGCAAGTATTGGTGCAACAAGAGGAATGAAAAACAGAGCATTACAAAAAGGTATACAACAAGCTTTAAATTTAGGTTTACCAACTAGACTTGCATTAAGAGCTGCAAGAATAGCATCACCAATTGGTATCGCATCACTAGGTGCAGAGGGTTTGTATCAAGCAGGTAAATTTAGTAGAGATAGAATTAGAGAACTACAAGCAATGTCACCAGAACAAAGACAAGAATTAAGAAGACAAGGAGCCAGACAAGCATTTGATCCCTTTTCGGCTGCAGGTGGTGGCCTTGCAAAACAAGCAGGAGATAGATCAGGCGCCATGCTAGAATCCATGAATCCAAATAAGGATGGGTTGCCAGGTCTGTTAAAACGTGTTAAGAAACAATAGGAGTATTAAATGGCAGAAATAGACAAAGGACTCCCGAACACTAGAAACAAAGAAGAGATCCCTTCTCAAGAAGAGATTCAAGATGTTGCTGTTCAGGAACCAATAGAAGAAAAAGGACCTATTGAGGTCATTCCAGAAGAAGACGGTGGTGTAACATTAGATTACGAACCAGGTGCAATCAATATACCAGGAACAGAAAATCATTTTGATAATCTAGCAGAACTTTTACCAGACGATGTTTTAGAACCAATTGGTTCTGAGATGACACAGAACTATATGGATTACAAAGCGTCCAGAAAAGAGTGGGAGCAATCTTACATTACAGGACTAGATCTACTTGGTTTTAAATATGAGAATAGAACAGAACCATTT